GAAATACAGCGGTCCTGGATCCGGCAAAATACGGCCGGCTCTGCGCAAGCGCCATCCCGAAGGTGATCGCAAACGACAAAGAGTTCGATCGGATGGTGGCAAAACTGGAGGAGTTGACCTTCAAGAAAGACCAGACTCCCGAGGAGACTGCGCTCGCCGAACTCCTCGAGAAACTCATCAAGGATTACGACGACAAGGTAGAGCTTCCCGAGGTTGAGCCGTACAAGATCGTGCTGTTCCTGATGGAGCAGCGCGGCCTCCGGCAAGCGGACCTGGTGCCGATCTTCGGCAGCCGGAGCGTGGCGTCGGCCGTGCTCAACGGCAAGCGAGAGCTCAGCAAGGCGCATATCCGCGGCCTGGCAGAGTACTTCAAATTGTCGCCGGAAGTGTTCTTCTGAAACGACTAGGACCTAACGCACGCACCATGAAGCTGGAAGCGGAGTTAGGATTCTAAAACCTCAACCGGACCCCGCAAGGGCGGCAACCCAAACGGGGTCCTAACATCACACACGTTGGAGATATCAACATGCAGACGCTGAAACTTTTGTACCACAAGATCGCGTGGCGCTACTCGCGCACTTATCGGGTGAACTGGCTCATTCGCTCCGTCATCAAGGGAGGCGTGCGCTAATGCCACGAAACATTTCGCATCCGGAATGTTTGTTATCCTTGGTGCATGGAAACCCTGCTCCAACTGATATTTCCCGTGCTCGCGTTCGCAGGCATCCTGAGTGCGACCTCGCACACGACAACCGCAACGTCCGATCCGACCGATCCTCCGCCCGTTCCACCTCCTGGCGGCGGCGAGTAACCACGGCCTCGGGGGTGTCCCTGTGACACCCCTATATCTCAAACTCGCGGTTCCCGCCGTCCAACTCGCGGGTGGCGTTATCATTTCGCGCCGGATCTCCTGGCGAGCCCATCCAGCGTTCATCGCCTATCTTGCCTCTGAGTTCCTGGTCCGCCTCCTGATCCTTGCGGATTACAACCTCGTGCTGGCGTTTACTCTGCTCCGGATCGTGGTACGTACAGCCGTCGTCTTCGAGGTGTTGGCATTCGCGCGCATCCAGATATCGCGTGAGGCGCGGGGCCGTGCGGTCGGTCTTTCGCTCGCAGCGTCTGCGTTCGCGGCCGGTTGCCCGCAAGGATTGATCCTCGGGGAGAAGACCGCGCTTTTCAACCAGTACTACCATCTTGTGTTGTGCGCCGCCCTCTTGGTCGTTGTGATCCTTCGCTGGGCGGTGCCGATATCCGGACACAAGGCCAAGCGTATATACCAGCTCGCGCTCGTGCCTCTGCGGGAATGCCGCCGGCATACCGTATACCGCCTCGGAATCGCCGCCTGGCTGCTCGTGGTCGCAGCGGCCGGTTGCTTTGTGCGTGGTGGGCTCGGGTATCGCCTGCTGCCCTATAATCGATCGACCTGGGCCGCTGTGGACCTCGCGACGTACTCCGCGCTCCTGCTCGTGGTCGGTGCAATGACGCTGGCGATGTGGCTTACGCTGCCGCGGCGCCGGGCGGCTGCCCGGACGGGGGATGCTTGGGTGCAGCGGGATGTTGTTGTGGAGTTGAGGAAAACAGCATAGCGGGGTCGATGGACGGCAGTGCGATTCTGAGACGCCATTACGGCAGGTTCGCCGCACGCGCCTTTCGCACTGCCTCCATTGGGGGCGCGCCGCCGCTAACCGTCGTTAACTTGTTTGCCCATCAAGATCCCATTATCGTGAGACGTGGCTAGACATATTGATCAGTTGGATGGCGTCCGTGGCCTCGCTATCCTGCTGGTTATCGGGTTCCATTCGCGAATCGTGTTTGCCAGCGCCGCCGAGATTCCAACCGTTGTGCGCTGGCTGATGAATCTGGGCTGGTCGGGAGTGGACCTATTCTTCGTGCTCTCCGGCTTCCTGATCACCGGCATATTGCTGGAGAGCCGCGAATCGAGCTCTTTTTTTCGCACGTTCTATTTTCGCAGGGTCCTGCGAATCTTTCCGCTCTACTACTTTTACCTCTTCGTCGTTTTGGTAGTTCTGCGAGGCGCCTGGGTCCGGTTCGAGAAATATGATCCGTGGGCCGCGACGGGCGGCTGGTGGTATGTCTCCTACCTGATGAACTGGAAATCCGATACCGGTCTCAAAGATGGATTGCTGGATCACCTCTGGAGCCTTGCCATCGAAGAGCAGTTTTATTTGGTGTGGCCTGCGATCGTATGGCTCACGCCTCGTCGCAAACTGACGTGGGTCTGTGCGGGGATTGCGGCCGGCGCTCTGGCTGTGCGCTGCTGGCTTGGCGCAGGCGACATGAATCCGGACATCCTCTACCGCCTTACGCCCGCACGACTCGACTCCTTGGCGGTGGGAGCATTCCTCGCTGTTGCAGTTCGCGATTTCCCGGCGGCGATCAACCGATGGATACGCCGTCTTGTCGGTCCGGCAGTGATCACCTTCCTAGTTGCTGCCAGGTTATCCCCTAACCCGTTATGGGCTGATCGCCCAATGCAGATGCTGGGCGCATCCGCGCTGGCCCTCCTCTGCGGCTGCGTGGTCCACTCCGCCGCAACGGCCGAATCCGGCCCGCTCCGCAAGTTTTTCTCGGGCCGCATGCTGCGCAACTTCGGTAAACACAGTTATGCGATGTATGTCATGCACGCCATTCCGTGGGAGCTTACCGCACTTCGCATTCACTACCTGAGCTCCGCTCAACTCCCCAGGTACCTTCTTCTGGCTCTGAAATACAGCTATTTCCCCGGTCTCGTCGCAGTTGCGTATGGGCTTTCCTTGTTCACCTGGGCGTTAATCGAACGGCAGTTTCTGCGTCTAAAGCGGCACTTTCCATACGTCGCTTCAAAATTCGAGCACGATCCTGCCGAAATGGCCGCCGTTCTGCAGCAGACGAAATGTCGCAACGCAGGCGTCACTTAATTACCGTTCCGCCGCCGACTGCTCTCGCTGGTAGAGTGCCGTACACCGCAATCCCACTATCGAGCGTGGCCACAAATACTCGCCCTTTGGTTGCGGTTGGCTGAACGAACTTTGCGAGCTGGCCGGGAGCGTTCGCGCCAGCCGCTCCGGAATTCCAGTACTCGGAGAAGTCGGCCGGGTTCAGGGCGCGCAGCGTGGCCGATTGCGGGTTGTTCCAGGCGCCGTTGTTCCCCGTCGTGTTGCTGACAGTGATTGCCCACAGAATGCCGTTGGTCGATCCGGTCATGGTCCCGCTGACGATGGAGCCGGGGAACTGCCACTGCGCCGAGGATACGGTCGGCGTCGGGTTGAAAGTGGAACCGGTCAGCGAAAAGGCGTACATCGATTGCGGGGTAGTCTGGAGGGTGTCTTTATTGATATCCGTAATCGTGGCGTACAGCGTGTTGTTCAAAAAAGCATTCCCGTACGATCCTCCCTGCGCTCCTGTGGGCGGCGTCCTGGTCGCTAGAATCTGCGGCGCCGTGCATCCTCCGACCGTGCCGCCGAGGTGTCCCATGCAGGCCGTGTTCACGCTGTAGCAGTTGAAATCCTTGCTGCACCATGCGAGCAGGTTCGTGCCGGGGATCAGCATCGGCCGGCCGCCAGCCAGATCGATATCGGTTGCGTTCAGCGTGCTCCAATTCGTCGGCGTGTACCAGTCCAGAACCGATAGCGAAGGGCTCAGCTTTACTGCAGACATCGCAAAGAGCGCGGAGCCGTCGTAATCGCCGTTGCCGGTGACCACGTAGAGATTCCCGCTCCCGTCAACCGCGGGCCCGCCGCCTGACTGCCAGATGCCGCCTCCGCACCCGCTCGGTGTCGAATTCCATGCCGCCGTTTGGTTGAGATTCAAGTCGTAGCGGAGTAGCCAGCCGTGCCATGGCTTGTTGTCATCAATGCTCGCCGTTGCGACGTATACCGAACTGTTGGCCAGGGTGAGACCGGCCCGCGCATTGACGTACTGCGGATAGAAGGTCAGATTTCCGCCGCTGACGTTATCGGCCGCGCCTCCCGCACATCCCGTGCCCGTTACCGTTGCTGTGACTGTGACATTGGTTGTGGTGCCATCGGCCAGTTTGATCTTCCAGAGTCGCCAGATCGGTCCGGTATTGTGCGCGCAGAGGACGTACACATATCCATTCGTCGTATCGGTAACCGGCGTCGAAACGCATCCGATCTCCCGCCCATAGAATGCGCCGATGGTCGACGGTGGCTGATTCGCCGTCCAGCTGGTGCCCGTTGAAACGGTCCATAGTGCCGAGGTTCCCGGCTGGTCCGCATTGAACGCGCACACGTTGTCGTGCATGGTCGCGACGATCAGCAGATTGTAGGTCACGCCGGACACCGTAACGCCTGTTAGATATAGCGGCTGGGCGTAGATCGCTCCGGAATCGCAGGAGAACGAGCCGAGTTTGCCGAAGTTATTCAGACCTCCTACCGTGAGGCTGGGCTCGGATGCCGTGGATCCGTCCCGATTGGTCGCGTAGTGGTCTGTCGCTACCTGCGCAAAAAGCGAGAATGTGAAGATGAGAAGCGAGGCTGCCTGTCTCAATTGATTACCCTCAGTCGTTGGTTGGTTCCGCCGCCGCCGCCGTTGGTTGATTCTGATCCCAGAGTGAAAAAGGTGTTGGGACTGCTCTGGTTGTTGTAACTGGTCGCTACCCAGTCAGCGGAGCGCACGTTCTTCGAGAGTCGCCACTCTTCGACGCTACCGTCGGCGCATAGCGAGGACCCCGCCCTGCTCATCAGATACATGGTCGAACTGGCGGTCCAGGCGGTATCGGTGTTGTGGCTGTCCACGACGTAGAGTGGTGTCGCTCCGCCCCCAAGAACGCCATCGATATAGAGGTACGCCTGATGCGAACTGAGAGTGAGGTCGAATACCGCCACGTAATGATGCCATGCGCCAGCCGATGGGCGCGTATAAACTACGAGCACGCCTCCAGCGTTGCCGTGCTCGAACGCGCCGAAGAGGCCGGTGTTCGAGTTATTGGGGTTTATGTGGAATGCGGTGTTGCTGTTCGCGTTTGCGGTATACTCCCATGCCAAGTGATCATCGCTCGCGAAGGTCGTCCAATTCATCCACCATTCCACTGTGGCCTGATTCGTGGTGCCCAGGTTCATTGATACCTGCGTGCTGTTACAACTGGCCGCGAGATACGACAGACCCGAGAATATCTGGCCTGTCGTGGTCTTAGTGCTCGTATTGACGCTGTTCACGCCGTTAGAATGGGAGGTCGAGTCGGCAACGGCGGTATTCGCAGCGTTGTCGTTCATGTGCATCACGGTCTGGTAGTTCGTGTCCCATACCGAGTTCGGCGCGCTCTGGTCCGTGGTAACGCTCGCGTTCCCGTAATAGATATAGAGCGTCGTGTCGGCCGTGTGACTGAGCGATGGAATCTGAACCCAGAATTCCGCGGCGCCCGTGCTTGACGAGTAGTTAATGAGTTCGAACGGGAGAATGGTCGAACTGCTGTTGGTGATGATGCAGTCGGCGCAAATGGTGTGCGACACGGGTACGGTGCTTACGACGGTGTGCTGAACCTTTCCGCTGTTCGCGACCGTCTTCAAGCCGGGTAGCGATGTGTTGCTGTTCGCGCCGTCGCAACTCGTGCCGGTGACGCCGTTGAAGCAGACGAGTACGGGAATGTTGGCCTGGTCGGTGTTGGGTACCTTGTTGTGGTCGATGGTGATCGATCGGCGGTAGGTATAGCCGTTGGGCCACTGGGCGAGCAGAGCGACGGGCAGGAGCAAGGCGAGTAGTAGCGTTTTCATGGAGGCTCTCCTTTTACTGGATCGTGTAGGTCACGGCGATACTCATTCGCTTCGCCGTCCCGCCTGCTGTGCCGCTGACCAAATCGAGCCAATCGCCGGCATTGATGGATGTGTTCTGCAGGGTCGCGCCGCAGGTGGACGCGCCGTCGAATCCCGTCGTTCCTCCGGTGTTCGAGCATGCCAGGGCTCCCGCCGCGGCCGTGGCCAGTGCGGAACTCACCAGATTCGATACGACCCCGGCGCGGTTCCTGCCCACGATGACGTTGGGCGTCCCGGCATCGGCTGACACCATGATTTCCGTGATGGTTGAACCATAGGGCAGGTAACACCATCGCGCCTGGGACAGATCGGAATTCGACAGCGGGGAGCTCGCGTCATCGGCGCCCACCACGATGGTGCAGGTGCGGCGCTGCGCCGCGGTGGACTGCATCGCGAACACCGTGCCGGATGAATTCTTGGCCTTCACGGTGTTGTCTATCGAATCGAACCACATCGTTAAGTTCCCGCTCGCTGGAGTACTCGGCGCCGATCGCGTCGGACCGGCGATGATGGTCGATGCTTGATCGATGTACGCGCAGGCCTGAATGAGAAGATTCGAACCGGTGGAATCCATCACGCCTAGCAGCAGCGTCCGGCTGCTCAGCGTCGGATCGACGGCACACCCGCCGATGAGGTTTCCCGGCCATGTGACCGTATAGGCTGTGCTGGTTCCTTGGTAAACCTGTATGGCGTACTCGCGGCCGGCGATTCCGTTCGCGAACGTGGGCGAGGCGTTCTGGGCCAGCGGGCCCAGCTTGAACGAAACGTACTCGCCTGGCGTCCCGTTGCAAGATGTCGTATCCATCGCGGGAGTCGCGCCGACCGTCACGGCGCAGGCCGTGTCCGTAAGATTCGCCGATGAGACGGACCCGAGGTCTATGGTGGGATTGCCGGCCGTGCCATCCGGGTTGGTCACCGATATGTGCGATGACCCGGCGACAATAGAGCGGTGGGTGGTCGTGTTCGACGCCGTCCTGACGACGACGCCGTTTCCTCCGGGGTCGGGGAGTCCGCCGGTGCCACTACCGCTGATTTTCAGCCATGTCGCGGGGTTCCCTGTTACGATGCACCAGTACATATCGCCGGTCACGGTGTCCGTGTAGACATCCTTGCCCTGTGTCCCCGCAATCGCGGTCGGCGCGCCTGAACCGGTCTGGAAGCTCAGCTTGCCGTTCATCGCGTTGCACAGGTTAGTGGAGGTCGTAACTGAGCAGAAATCGCTCCATTGAGCAAACGCTTGATAGGCGAATAGGAACACACAAAAAAGCAGTTTGGTTTTCATGGGTTGTTTTCCGTAAGTTCGTTAGGTCAGATGTGAAACAACAAGCGCAGCGCGCCTAAGCCACCGATGCCAATCCCCGTGATCAACGCCACCTTCCACCAGAGCGAATCCACTTTGCGTTCCAAGCCGGCGATACGCTCATCGCGCTCTTTTAGTTCGCCTTTCATGTCACTAGCGATTCGCTCATCACGCTGTTTCATCTCGGCCGCGTCTGCCTTTTCTTCAAGCACCTCGAATATGCCCTCGATGTCCTTGCGGGTCACGCGTTCGCGCTCTATTACCAACAGGCGCTCTAAGGCAGGTTTCACCTGCTCGACCAGATGATTCAATTCCACCCTCAAGATGGTCAATGTTTCGCGATCGCGGTCGGTGAAGCCTACTGAAAGTGGCTCAGACATTGGCGTGAGTGTCTCTCCCTGTGTCGAATTGTGAGCGGCCCGTCGTCCGGGGACTTACTCGCCTTCAGCAGAGAAGCGAATTTCGATGGACGGTACGGAACCCGTGACCGCCGCGCTGATGGCGTGTGGACACTTCGCTCCGAGCTTGGTGTGTCCGTTGGCGCCGATTGACGCGGCGGTCGGGGTCGAGCAGCCGAACGGACATTTGGCAACGGCGGCCAGGGTGGCGGGGACGCTCTGGATGACGGAATTGGCGGGGATCTTCATGTGGTCGGCACCATTACGCAGGCCTCGAGAATCTCCTGCAGGCGCACCGCGTTCGCCGCGATCTCCTGTGCGTGATCGAGCCAGTTGATGACCTTGCGCACGTTGATGTAATCGCAGCCGGTGGCGTTGATGTAGTGGTGGAGTGCGCGGCCCGTGAACAGCCCGCGCGTCATTCCAATGCTGAGGATCTTGTACCCGATCTCCGGCCTCAGCACGGCGTCGGGCTCGGCCACCAGGTCAATCCCGACGAGCGGCGAGAATTTCTCGTAGTTGCCGCGGCCGCTAATCATCACAGGACCGCGGCCGCGGAAGAGATAGCCGTCGCCCCGTTGCGTGTTGCCGAGTTCATGCCCGCGCACAGTGCCGGCCTCGTATTTCGCGAAGTAAGCAAGATCTCCGCGCTCGCTCCGGACGATCTGGTAATCGGGCCCGCACTCGCGCCGCACGGTGGCCAGCGCGTAGGCTCGCCAGCGAATGTCTGACATCGCGGGATCGGCGTCAAGTTCGCCCGCGAGCAAGCGGAGATTCTGCGCGGCGATGGGGTCGAGCGCCGGAGGGAATGCCGCTGCGTGGAGCTCGAGGAGCTTGATGGTGTCGATCATGACGTGTAGGTCATCTGCTCGTCGCCCCGAACGGTGTAGGTATTGCCAGCCATATTCGGCAGGCTGCAAGTCCCACCTATCGGGATTTGCCATGTCGGACCGTAGGGATGCGGAAACGGGGTGATAGTGGGAGACCAAGGATAGGTCGGCATCGGAATCACAAAAGGCGCGGCGATATGCCCGACCTGCGTTCCGCAGTCAGCACAGTACTTCCAGCCGTCGCCGAGTTTCGTGCCACATGACGGGCAGAACTTCCAGCGCTCGCCAACTATCGTGAAGGCACTCCCGAAAGCGAATCCGGTTTCATTTGCGTACCTGCCTTGCTGCACAAAATCATTGCTAATGCTCATGGCTTTACCTCTGCGTTTTTCTTCGTTCCCATACTCCGCGCCATCACACCCAGCCCGAATACGATCAGGTCATGTGCGATTTCGGTACGCGCCTTGCCGTCTGAGATGTACACGCCGAACACGATCAGCGCGAGACTCATCGCCTGATACCCGGCCTCGCGCTCCATGAAGATGGCGAGGCCGTAACCGAGCGATGAGATGAAATCAGAGATGGCGCGGAGCATGGGATCTTTCTACTTCCCGCCGAACGAAAAGCCGATGCCGAACGTGAAGGCCGTCTGGACCGTCGCAGGATCGGCAACTGCCGCATTCGGCGCCTTCAGGATGCGCGCGGAAGCGAATGCGAACGTGCCTGTAGGCAGGTGAAGCGCGGACGGCAACAGGTACGCCAGCGTCCCGCCGCCGCTCAGAGAGCCCGACACGCTGCCATCGCCGGCCGTCAGTCCCAGATCGCCGCTCGCCGCAAGCGTAAACGGGCCTTGCCGCGTGAGCACCTTCTGCACGCCGGTCCGGATCGTCGACACCGGCTTGCGCGTGAATGTGGCGTTGCCTTTCGAATCGGTGATGGGCTTGCCGTTGGCATCCACCGCGGCGATCTGCTTCGTGCCCATGTCGAGCGAGGTGATCTCGTAAGTCCCGGTGGCGACGTGGACACCAAAGGAACTGGTCGCGGTCAGGTGCGGATCGCTGTACTGCGAGAAGCCGCTGCCGATGGTGATTAGGTATTGCGGCTCGGGAGCCGGTTCGGGTGTGGTGGTTTGCGCCTGTGCGCCGAAGGCGAGCAGGAGCGTGAGTAGAACGATTGTGAACGTGTGCTTCATAGTTATCCTCTTTCGATACCTGGAAACTCGATGCCCATGCCGTACCGGAGTAGGCATGCCATACACCAGCGCGTGTGGTCGCCGGGCGCTTCGTAGTTGCACGATGCCGGCGTGCGCAGACAGCCGGCGACGCGGCCAAGCAACTCCTGGAGAATCACCGCGCGTTTTTGCTCGCGATTCTTGAAGACGTAGTCGAAATACGCGACTGCTTCGACCACATCCGGATTGCCCAGCTTCAGGCGCTCCGCGATGTCCTCGGTCATCAGGTTGTATTCCTGCCGAGCGTAGGTTTCCGGCGTCATTGGATTACCTCACTAGCCTTGCGAGCCCGGATCCAGCGAAGATGACGTCCTTGAACCCGGCGGCGATCTTCTGTTTCAGCGTGCGCGGCGGCGGGTGGAAGAATCGCTCGTCCGTGGCCTTGGTCATCGAGCGGATATCGGACGCGATTCCGGTCGTGCTATCTGCCAGCGACGGGAACTTTTGCGTGAACACGCCGCCCACCTTCAGCGCCTCGCCCATCAGGCCCGTCACGCGCGAATGCCAGCACCCGCCGTATCCGGTACCGTCCGCTTGCCTGCAGGTGATCTCGGGTTGGATGGCGAGCCATGAAGGGCGCATCTCGGCGGCAAGGCGATCCGGCAGCGCGGCATAGTTAGCGGTCAAAGTGGTAGCTTTCGCGAGCAGCGGCTTCAAGTCGCCATTAAGGTCCTTGACGATGCCGAGTGCTTCACCAGTGCGCGCGTCAGCCTTGGCTGTCACGTCATTGACGGTTTTGATCGCGTCGTTCAGCCGCGCGTCCGCGTTCTTCACGGCGGCGTTGATTGGCACCATCGCCTTGGTCGTCGAGCGGTCCACCGCGGCATCGACCGTTGCGATAACAAGCGAGCGCAGCGGCATCATACCCTCCGACGTTCCACTGTTGGGGTCTCCGTCGATCACGCGAGAGAGTTGCGCGCTCAGTAGCTTCGGAGCTTCGCCCCATGCGTGGAGGGCATCGGCGATGGCGTTCGCGACGATGGCCGAGCCGATGGTCAACACCAGCAGGAGCAGAGTGCCTGCCCAGATGAGAGGGTTGCGCATGCTCACTCCCACCAGGTAACGACGCAGTATCCGCTTCCGCCATTGCCGCCATTGGTAGCTTGAGCCCCGGCCCCTCCACCTCCGCCGCCGGTGTTCGCGTTGGCATTTTGTCCGTTGTTTAAATTCGTCCCGCCCGTGCCGGCTCCACAACTTCCCGCGCCAGGCTTATCGCCGAACGAAATGCTGCCGCCGCCGCCTCCGCCGCCGAAACCATAGAGGCCATCTCCGCCCCGGCCGCCTTGAGTTGATCCCGAAGACCCGAAATCAAATGCGGTAGATCCGGCCCCACCGGCTCCGCCACCGCCACCGCCGACATCGGCACCACCTGGGGCTCCTCCGCTGCCATCGCCGCAATTCCCGCCATTCGATCCAGAGGCGCCCGATCCGCCATTCGCGGTCAACAGGCCGCCAAATAGGCTCTGGCCTCCGCTGACGCCGGGACCGCCAGTACCACCACTGCCGCCGGTGCCGCCTGCCCCGATCGTGACGGCCACTGCTCCAATGACCTGGACCATCTGTTTCTTGACCTGGCCACCAGCACCGCCACCGGCGCCAGCGTTGCCGACGATCATGGCACCGCCACCGCCGCCGCCGACCAGCAGCACCTCGACCCATCCGCCGGCAATCAAGAGCACCGACGAGGGCGTGAAGGTCCCGCCCGATGTGAATATCTGCTGCTTCTTAACGCGTCCAGAAAGAAAGCTCATAGGATGACTCCAGGAATCAGATGATGGACCAGTTTGCGCCGTCCGAAATGAACGTAAGCGAATCCCACTGGCGAATCAGATCGATGCTCGGTTGGCCGTCGATTGTCTGGCCGCCGACTGCTGCGTAGCGCACTGCATTTTGTGTGGCATCGATCTTCTTGCCGTTGACCTTAAAGCCCGCGTACCCGACGGCAGTAAAGAGCGTGCGGGTCACCATTCCGCCGCTTGCGTCGACCTTCTCGACGATCTCCTGATAGGCGCTCGATACAGTCCCGTTCGAGTTGACGGATACCACCGTCGGGCCTGCGGATAGCCGGATGCCGGCAGCGGTCATCCAGATCATTTGCGTGATGGGCACGATCTTCCCTGCCGCGTTTGTGGCCGGCCGCACTACAAAGAACTGAATGCTCGTGCTGTTTGGGAACGGGCAGATGGCACCTGGCGAGACAATGTTCGTCGGCCATGAGAAGTTGTGGCTGCCGGACCCGTCTTGCGAGATGATGAACGCGAGTAACTGCCCATCCGTGGCGTTTATCAGCGACGAACTTGCGACGTCGCCCGTCAGCGTCAGGTCGAACTGCGCCGACGTTCCCGCGTTGAAGGTCACTGAGGTCGCGTACGGTACGATTACGATCGCGGACAGGAATTCAGAGGCCGTCTTGACGTTCGCGAGCGCCGCCACGAGGCTTGCGAAGTTCGCGTCACTGACGCTGTATCCCTTGTTCGCCATCATCTGCGCGAACGCCGAGACGAACGTCGTTACCTGATACGCGAATTTATTGAAGGTCTGCGATGGCAGAATCGCGGCAGTCGACGCTCCGCCCGCGCGGAGAGTGTCTGCGGTGTATGCCGCGTCGTTCTCTTGGTTATTCTGAGAACTATTCCACTGTTGGAAATTGGTCGATCCGGGCATTTCGAAAAGATCCTCGAGAGTGAGTTACACGAAGTGGCCGACATCAACGCCGGCCACAAACGCATCGCCGCGGTCGAAGCCAAGCATCGGGAGCACGGCGAGCGAAATGTTGTAGTGGACGGCTTGAGGCTTCGGGATGATGTAGCCGTTCAGGATGAGATCCTTGAGAATCGAATTCAGCGGCGCCGCAACGTAGAGATCGACAGTCATGTCCTGGTGATCATTGACGATCAGCACGCCACCAGGGAAGATCGCCTGCCAGATCCGCAGCAGGCTGTCCATCTTTCCGTCCCAGTGATTTTGCGCGATCCGCGCTCGCAGCAGGATGCGATAGTTCGGGTCATTGAGCACGGGACTCACGCCGCCGGTCGGCTGAAACGCGACTGTCCGCGCCTGGCCGATGATGGTGCCGAGAACATCAAGCTGTGCACCAACAGCCGAGTCCAGATCAAATGCAGGGCCGAAGCCCGCAAGGCAAGATGCAATGTCCTGAAAGGGCTTCAGGTTGGCAGCAGCCCACGAGATCATATTGGGGCTCTGCTGGTATTGCGATGTGAACTTCGCTAAATATGCGCTCATCCCCCCGGGCTGGGATAAGGCCGGGCTCCACACCTGAACGGTCGTCGGCAGAACGACTGGATAGAAGACAAACCCGATTGCATCATCCGTCTGTAGTGCCAGAGATAACGAATACCGCGTCCAGTCCGACTTCAGCTGAATCGGCTCAATAATGGCAAACGGCCCCCCGGAGTTCGGAAAGATCTTCCATCCAACAGCGCCCGATCCTTTTAGCCATATGGAAGCTGAGTACTTACCGGCTGAGGCGGGCACATATTGAGACACACTACTATTCGCCGTGAAGGCGAACTCAGTGGCCCGACTACCGCCCGGCCCAACGGCGGCGGCCATCGTATATCCCGACGGCGCTCCGGTGTTCCATGCCGGCGCAGGAAAGTCTCCGTCCGCCCCCGCCAGGAGAGCGTTGGGGAGGGAAAAGATCGAATAGTCCTGCATCGCTATACCAGATTCACGATGACGTTGATGGCGGACCCGAGCGCGGCCTCATTAAACGGGACCGCGAGATCCGACGTGCCCAGCGAGAAGAACGAGAGCGCGACACCACTAGCCGTTGCCGTCGCATTCGCTAAGAGCGTTACCGTGGTTCCCGAGATGCCCGCAACGGTAGTCCCATCCGGGATGCCGACGCCAGTCACCGTCTGCCCCGTGGCGATCCCTGAAGCACTCGCCACAGTCACAGTATTCACGCCGTTCGTTAGTGTTCCTGTCGTCTGCGCGGCCGCGGCGCCGGACTGGATGCCTTGGATGGAAAATAGAGGCTGCTCCGGAGTCGGGCGCGCACTGAGCGCCGCGCCGTACAGCTCGCTGAAGAACACGCTCTCGCCAATACTCAGCGCGTTCAGATAATTGACCACGGCCGATTGGATCGCTGCCTGGGTTGCGGATGTGAACCCGTTCAGCGGATGCACGGAGAGTTTCACATACACCGGCACATACGCGAGCACATAGAAGCGGATCGGCATCGTGATGGCCGGATTCAGCGGATCGGGCACGGTAACCAGCGTCGTACCGTTCGTGTAACATCCGATTCCGCGGTTCGTGTAGATGGCCCGTGCGATGTCCGATGCGGATCCGCCCTCCACGACACAAGTGATCGAATGGGGCGGATTGCCATTTGAGTCCGTCGCGTTCGTGTCGTTCTCGTACACGATCGACCGGGTAACCCCTGGCACTGCGGCGACCGCTGCAACTGTGCCGGCGAGCATGGTCAGGGACGGCTTGGACTGCGAGATCAGAAGCCGCGCGCGATACTGCGAGTCCGACTCGACCGGCTGACCAGGTGTCGCCGCCGAGGCGTTTGTTACCGCGGTCCATCCAGCGGTGGGGGTCGAGATGATCGAGATCTCGCCCGGATTCGCGGTGATATTCCCGGCCTGCTGAGCGGTCGCAATTGCCGAGACCGTGCCGCCGCCGCCGATCGTCACCGGCGAGGCGACGTTCCAGAGATTGCTGTTCAGGTCCTTGACCACGCCCGCGGTGATCACAGTGCCAGGCGTGCCGGTCAGGGTCAGCAGCGCTGTTGAGTTGGAGGCCGACTTCCGCGGGGTTCCGATGAGCTTGCCGAGTAGGTCGAGGCTGGGCCCGATCGCCGTCAGGGGATTGAAGGAAAGGTACACTGCTTGCAGCGCCTGGACCGCGTCGGTCGCTTGCAATGCACGGACGGCGATGTCCTGGTAGTCTGCCGCATCGGTGCCGAGGTAGGCCGCGCTCCCGTAGATCCCGAGGAACTGACCAACGAGATAGTTCAGATAATCCGCGTACGTCGGAATGGCGAGGCCGCTCGAGCTGATCGCTGGGGGAGAGTAAGACATCAGTTAGTCATGCTTTCTAATTGGGCGTTAGTCAGGCTTCCCAATTGGGTATTGGTCAGCGATGCGAGCGACAACGCACCGCCGCCGGACGGTGTCGGCCCTACGGTCGCGCGTGGCTCCTGATTGGTGAGGTTCAATTGGCCAAACAGGGTCTGCACGGTTGCGAAAAACGAGAAATTGCGACCGGCCGGCTGATAGACGACCTGCATCGTTAGGATGCCCGTCACATACGGCGTGGCCAGGATCCGCTGGCGCAAGATCAGCGCAACAGCATCGCTGGTCGTGGGGTGCCCGAGGAGCTGCTGGAACGCAGGCGTGCCGGCCGTCACATCCTCAAACCATTCGCCCTGCAGCATGCGCATTCGAGTCGCTAGAATCTGCGCTACCGCGTCGATGTCGGTGAGGAAATTCGAGAGCCCCGCTCCTCGCCGCGGGTCTCCGTTCGCATCGAGCGCGCGCACAATGATCGTTGCCATGGTTGATTAGACGACTGAGCCGGTTGTCCCGCCGGCCGGAAGGGTGTGCCCGTGCGAGAGGAAGTCCCGGAGCTTGATGCTAGATCCGAGCATCACTGATGGCGCAACCACCTTCGCTTCGTCCGAGCAGGTAACGTTCGCATCGGAGCAATTGACTTCCACTGTCGTTGAATTGACTTCCACTGTCGGTGCTGTGACCGTCACCTTGCTCGCCGCCAGGTCGATGACGACGGATCCATCGTCGTTGCGTAGCTGAGCGGAAGATGCCGAGTAGCTCGCGAGGCCTCGCGGCCGGGAACGCAGGCCGAAGATCGCAACGCCATCCGAGAGGCTGTGGCGCCGCTGGCTGATCGGGTTATTGTTCGTCCCGCCGTTTTGGTGCCAGATGTCGAGCGGGGTGTCTGCAAAGACGATCAGGCATTCGTCGCCCTTCTGGATGGGGAATGTGAGGCTCCAGCCGCCTGCAGAGGGCATCATCACGGGCACATCGCGCAGCTCGGGAAGGGCGATCGGATCGGAGGTGATGGAGATCACGGTCTCGTCCGTGTTCCGCTCGACGTATTCGTTCGTGGTGACCTGGACATTCACCATGGCCGGCGGACCCGGAGTGAATGAGGTGACAACGGCTGGCAGCGCCACGCGCATGGATTGAAAGATCATGTCCATCAGCGCGCGCGCCCGCTCAACAGACGGGTTGAGGCGCTGCTCGAGTGTGGGTCCGGTGTTTGACATCAGCGGATAAACCTCGGGAAGAAATCGGCTGTCACGCCGGTGATCTCGGTATACCAGTCATCGCCGCGGCCGCGCGTATCGCCGACGTGACGGATGCCGGCGACGACGTAGATTCCATTTCGATTTGGGACGGGAGGCAAACTGCCGATCTGGATCGGCGCGAGTTGGATCAGCGTACCCGTCGCGATCTGCACGATGTCGCCGATCTTGACTGCCGAATCCAGCAGTACGCGGAACGTAACCCCGTTCTGGGTCTGCTGCGGCGTTCCGATGAGCGTCTTTTTGACCAGGCCCTGTTGCGTCCCGCCGGTCGTGAGATTCCCCGGAAGGTCCGGCGGTCCATACGCGTAGTCTGGCGTCTCCACAGCCGACGGATCGAATGACCGCACGTTCAGCCCGCGCGGGCTCACCCATGCGGCTAGATTGTGCTGGCGCGCGATTTGGCGAACCACGTCGTATGGGCGCCCATGGATTGCCTGCGCTCTCGGATATGCGGTCCCTTGAAGTACCTGCCGCGCTCGGTCGTCGATGCGTTCCGTCGCGATCCCGGCCTGCGAGGAGACTTGGTTCATTGTGTCGTAGGCGGTGGCCCCGCGCTCCCAAGGGAAGCTGACGAAGTTCAGGGCGTCTTCCAGCAGGCCCGTCACGCATCGCATAGTCAGCCGGTAGTCAACGACGTTCTCGCGCGTCCAGATCGCCTGCAGCAGCTTTCCGGAAAAAAGTATGTTCGGCTCGGCAGTGAATCGGCCATCCGCCGCTGATTGGTAGCCAGCGCTGAGGCTTACTGAATCCCCAGTGATGAGCGGCTGGTTGAACTTCCAGAAGTTCGCGACATCCGGGTTACCGGCGGTGATATTCGCCGCAACTGCCGAACTCATATTCTCGATTTCAATCTGCGCCGTCCAGTACGCCAGGAGCGCGTACATCTCGACGACAAATCGGACGTGTAGCGGCTCCTCCCCATCGCCTACGAGGCTGCGCACAACGTAATGATTTCCGTCTTGGGTATCAACAGAAGCCGACCACGCACGGCCGAAGAACGGAGGGCGCGCCATCAGTTGCTATCCCATAAAAGTAAAAATCCGCTGCCCAGGTTATTCGCGTTCGGCCACTCGCTTGCCGAGCCGACCTGGTTAATCACAAACGCCGATCCGATCTTGAGGTAGTCGAATGGTGCCAGGATATTCGCTGCTGGCCAAGCCCCGGTGATTAGCGGTACGGAACTGACGAGGGCTTTGCCGATCTGGTCTGCGATGTCCATGACCCAGAATCCGCCGGCGGTGTTGAAGTACAGCCGCAGGTTCAACGTCAACGCGGCGCCATTCACGGAGAGCGTCACGCGAATGCTCTGGGTCGGCGCGCTGGTGAGTGGAACGATTTGGGCCATTGCCTAAAAGCCGCCGATCGCGCTGCTCCATTGGCCAGCACCAGGCACAGTAGAATCCGCCGCGGTAAAGTGCTGAGACTGGATATTGCCAGGTATGGCGGCCGGCTGCGTCTGGCCGACGATGGTCTGCCCGGTCGTCTGAGGTAGGGCCGAGTTGGCTGGATTCACATCGAAGTTGATGCTCGAGTGTGTGACCTCGATCGATGCCGTCAGGACCTGAGTGAACGTCACCAACGCTTTCAGCGCGTGCTTCGTCTGGACTGTTTCCTCGGCCTGGACGGAGGTGATGATCATGTTGTCGTATGCGCGCAGGCGGGTGGCGACTGATACGGGCAAACGCCGCTGCTGGATCGCGAGCAGTGTGCTGTATGCCGACACGCTCCTGGATGCTCCGTCCGACCACTGCCCGAGCGTGAACGATTGCATGGAATCGCTCATCGCGATCTCGACCGTCAGGCGCGGTGGAATCACGTAAGCGTGGTCCGAGATCGCCGCTCCGGTCTGCACAGGGTTCAGCGTGACCGCTGCCTGCTGCTCATGCTGCGCGCGCATCGCGGCGTCGAACACGTACACGGTTTGGGCGTTGGTGTCAGGATCCGTGACCGTCAGTGAAAGCCCAGCCTTGCGGCCCACCCACTGCGGAGGACGCCACGGCCCGGGGAAGATGAGGCCGAGCTCGCCGGCGAAGACGGCCGGAGATTGTGTCGAGTAGTAGATCCTCCCGACCAGCGAGGCCAGTGTAGTTGCGAATGCAGCCATAATCTACCCGAATGTCGGCGAAAGCTGCGTCAGGTCCCACTGGGTCTGCTTCTGGAGGCCATCCCGTACGCCGTCTGCAACCGCGCGCCGAATCTGATGTGCATCCGCGCCCGGCTGCGTGATGTAGATCCCGCCGAGGTCCACGCTGACGTTGTGTTCGCTGCTGTTGTACTGCGGTGGGGGCACGATCGGCGCCTGAAGACGCGCCAGCGCGGCCGCGGCCGGATCGGGAGTCGCCGAGGCTGTATCGTTCTTCTTGGAGTCGTCGAACATCGAAGTGAGCCACGCCGGGAATTGCTTGTACCACGGAGCATCGGCTGACTTATCGATTGCGGCGGGCGGAGTCTTGGATTGTTGGCGTGCCCCCTCTCCCTGGCCGATGTCCCGCAGCGGTTTGGACGGGTCGATATCGAGCCACTTCCCAACCGTAGAAGCGTATACGTCGGGATGGTTTTTGTCCTTGGCTGGCGCGTACCCCGGATAACCGCCACGAATTACGTTGCCCGAGGAGTCTCGCTGCCCACCGAAGAACTCATAGAGCGAAAGGTTGCGGTCGATGAGCAATCGGATCTGTTTCCGCAGTGCATTCATGCCGGTTTCCCAATCGGGGAACTGTGCGTAGCCGCCAACGACCGGATAATTGCCCCAGGACCGCAGATTCCCCGGGTTGTTGTGGCGGCGACTGACCGAGTTCGGTTTGTTTCCTTCGAACCTAGTGATTGCAGTGGCTAGGCGCTCAACCAGATCGCGATCGACGCCAGCCCCGCGCCCCATAACCATCGCCTGTGCCGAACTCGCAGGCCTCTCGGCCGACGGCACAGCGCGCCGAGATTCGGGCTCGATCTCCGGAGCTCTTTCAATCGGGGAGGGCTTAACGTCGATGATTTGGGGAGCCGTTTCCAGCACGCTCGGCCTGGAAGCTGAGAGAACCGGCGGGACTGACTCCGTGGGCTTGCTGGGCGCCAGTGTCTCATCCGGCACGATGGCTTCGCGTGCAAAGCCAGCCCCTGCTCCAATCGCGGCCCCCTTCACGGCGCCGAGCGTGGCCCCGCTGACACCTCCAATTACCATGCCCAGCGGTCCCGCGACCGTTCCAGCCGCCGCACCGCTTGCACCGCCAATAATCGACCCAGCAACGGAGCCGAGCACCGCTCCACTGCCGGGCGTCAGATTCTTCAGTCCGGCTTTAAGCTCTTCGCCCGCTTCGGCGAACTTCCCGGTAAGAGCGAGGGCGGTAGCGCTGGCGAAGTGCCCGAGCAGTTCCTCGGCGTGTGTGATCCAGCCGAAAAACTTCACCATCCACTCGCCGACGTGTTGGATCGCCTTCGCCATATTCTCGAAGCTGAAGGATGCGCCCATAATGGACGTATCGCCTGAGAGCAGGCCGATGATGTTTGTGAATGCGGTCCCGGCAGCTTTCGCTGCTTCCCATAACGCCGTGAGCATCTGCCAGGTTGTCTTCAGTGCCGGCACGGCGTAGTCCGAAAGCTTATCCGCCAACTCGGGAATCTTCCGCTCGAACCAATCGACGAACCGCTGGATCTTGTCGCCCGCTTCGCCCGGCAGGAGCTTATCGAACAGCCGCGAAGCGAACTGCATGCCGAGGAATTTCGCCGCGATCTCGAGCCGAGAGAGCTCGAACCGGAGGTCGCGGATGCCTCGCATCTTGTCCTCGAACCCTGGACCGAGCGCGCCGGCCAGCCGGTCGATGTCCGCCGACATGATCTCGGCGCGCCGGTGTAGTTCCGGGTCCCAGACGATCTGCTCCATCGAAGCGCCCAGGCCCTTCGTGACCAGATCCATCTTGCGCGCCGACTCGGTCGTCATCAGCATCGACTGGCCGAGGAGGCGGTATCCCTGATCGGCCATGGCCACCTTGTCGACCGTGCCGAGGATTGCGGCCGAGATCGACGTCGCGGCGCCGAGGATCGCGCCCTGCGCCTCGAGCAGGTACTTCGCGATGCCGGACGCGCGCGAGTTCACCGACCGCTCCATGAGCGAGATGACGCCCTCGGCCTTGCGGAATGAGGGCTCGTCGGTCGTGAAGCCTAGCCGGACGAGGTATTCGCGGATGACGTTCATCTATCGTTGCCGCTTGCGTGCCGCTTCCGCGGCTGCTTCGTTCGCGCGACGCTGATTCTCATCGCGCACGTCAAGGACTCGATTGACTTCGATCAGATCGTGGACGGTGTACGTCCCGTCGGATGTCTCGTGCTGACGCCAGAAGCCAGCCAGCACGGGACGCCACAGGTAGCCGTTGATGTCGGCGGGAATGGCTACTGGTTCGTAGCCGGGGTCGTGCCCTCCGCCGATTTGGCTTTCGCCCGCTCGAAAAAAGGGTCGAAGTTGAAAGCCAGAGCCTCCATGTACAGGGAGTTGACCGTGTCGAGGTCATACTGCAAGTCCGGCACAAGCCAGCGTCCGCTGTCGTAGATCTTCATCGGCACGCGGGTTTCCTCGCCGCCTTTGTAGATCGAGCAGCGGCCCAGGATGAAGCCCTGGAGCTTCTGGTACACCTCGAAGTCGCTGGCCGCCCGGCCAGAGCTCATCTGGTGCACGGCCCAACTTCCGATATCGGCGGGCAGGAGATCGATACGGAACTCCCGCCCATTGATTGTCACGTCTTTGAAGGTCTGGCGCATAAGCTATTCCTGAACTTTCCGCTTCGCCTTTGTGGCTTTGATCTTTTCGATTACCTCGGGCGGGCACTTCCGCCCACGCAGCGAGGCCGCGATCTTCATTTTGGACTCTACTGAATGAGGGCGCCCATAGCTCCGTATCGAAGCCCGTGCGTTTGCTGCGGTCTCGCGCAATTGCGCGAGACGTGCGTCAGATATCGGCCTGCCCCTGAGGGCCTGACTGATCTTCTGTTTGTGTTCATCACACAGCGGCTTCCCATTCTTTACGGCATTTGCTTTCGTCAGATTCTGACGGAGCTTGGTGACGTGTTCATCCGAAAACTCTCTCGATCGATGCGCGGCGCCAATCTTTTCCTTGTGCTCTGGCGATAGACGCTGCCCGCGCTTCGCTTCGGCCATTCTATTTCGCGGTCCGGAAGATAACATCGGAGCGGGAAACCGCCTCTTGCCGTCCGGAGTGAGCAGATGCCTTACCCAGTTCCCAGACTTCGCAATCTCGGACTTTATCTTTTTTGTTTCGTCGGATAACCTTCCGTGCGAACCGCCACCCCGGAGGTTGTACCCGTGCGGCACCATCGTATTCTTAGAGGCGATAAGCTCCGACTCCAGGCGGTCCAATTCGGACTGATCGACCGCAGATGCAAGGACCTCGACCTTGAAATTGTCGAAGCCATGTTTCTGTAGGGCCGATCGAATCGCGCGGCAGCCGCGCTGAGCCCCGCTGGCCAAGTGTCCCTTTATCCGGCGGTCAAGGCGCTGGATCGTTTGTCCAATGTATTGTTTACCGTTTGTCGTGTTGGTGAAGCAGTAAACGATGCCGTACGGCCTCTGCGGTATGCTGTCCTTAGACATTCGAGTCTCCTCAGTAGGTTCGGATGTATAGGTCTGCGGTGATGCTCGCAACATTACCGCAGGCCGACTAAGTTTCAATTATAGCTCATTCATTAGAAATATTACACGCCACCAACGTCCAGGTAACTGTCTGCGCCTGTGTACCGTAGGTCTTATCGGGAACCTTTTTCGGCGCGACGCCCGTGGCGATGTGAGATGTCCCTTCGCTGATGCTGGTGATGATCATGCTCGACCCGAACCACTCCGAGACGTCGCCCGCATCACGCGCGGCGCGGAGAGCGTTGTACCAGGCGAGCAACTGCTGGTGAATGACGCTGGTCTGCCAGACCTGGATGTCGATTTCACCCTGGTCGCCCGCGACAACGCTCGGGACGACCGATCCGTCCATGCCGTTCTGCAGCACGGACTGGTCGACGCCCATGCGGACGGTGACCTGATTGATTCCAGTCTGCTTGACGCCGGCGGCCTGAATGGGTCCGACGAGCGCGGCGTTCATCGCGAAGTTCACGTCGAGGCCCGAATACGTCGTGAGTTGCTTACTCATTGGCTATGTCCTCTCTTTCCTTGCGTCGTTCGCTTTACCGCTGCACCTGAATCGAGATGCTGAGCGAGTGGCCGGACTGCGCCTCGATCAATCCGATGGTGATGGGCGGCATCTTGCGCGCGGCTCTGTCTGCGGACGATAACGAACTGACCGGCGGTGCGTACACGAAATACCCGTTCGGCACCGCGTCGCCCGGCTGGAAACTCGCGTTGCCCGTGCCCACAGCGACGCCCTGCCAGGTTCCAGAGGGAGCGATGAAGCCGAGGGCCTTGGCGCGCTCGCATGCTCCGGCGACGGTTGCCTTCATCTGCGTCACACCGTTGTTCGTGATCGGAAGCGACGGAACGGAGGTCAGCAGATTGACGCCGGCGGTTTGGATATCGGCAGCCAGCATGTCGAGATTCAGCACCTCGTCGAAGAACACGCCGGAGGCCATGATCGCAGGCTGGAGCCAGGCATAGGACCCATTCTGGTAGGCCACGAAGACATTGCCGTTCAATCCGGCGCTCGATCGATCGATCGTTCCGCAGATCGCATTCACCTGAGTCGGTGTCAGCGGCTCCGTACCGACGCCAGCCAGCGCCTTGAACATCAGATCGAAGTAGCTGCCGGCGGCGCGGGTGTTCGCCGCCATTGCGTAGCCCATCGCGGCTGCCGACGCGTAAGCGTTGTTCGGAAACGCGCCGCTCTGCGTCGTCGAGTACTGCGAGAAGGTCCGCCGGTAGTTGGCCGCCTGCAGGAGCGCGAGCAGGTTGCCTGCGGTCCCGTTCAACACCCCGGGGGATCCAGTCGTCAGGAAGTAGACGCTGGCTGGCGACGCGCCTTCGATGTAGGCCGCGATTGCCTGATGGTCGCTGTCCGCCGCCGTGCCAACGAACATGCAGGCATACCACTGCGGATTGGCCAAGCGACAGGCTTGGATCGCTTGCGCCGCCGTCTCACCGATCGCGGTGACGTTGATCTGCAGGCCGGTCCCTGTCCCGCCGCTGGTCGCAAGGTTCGTGCCGTTCGCATAGCCAGTGCCCTGCGAGCCGGTGACCAACTGGATGCCGGTAACCGCGCCGGCCGCTCCGATGGTCGTAACCTGCACCTGTCCGCCGGATGCGCCGCCCTGCACGACTGTGACGACATCGCCGACCACGTAGCCTGTGCCGGCTGCGGCTCCGATCGCAATCGTCTTGAGCGCTGTGAGGTCCTGGCGCCCGACCCAGAGATACGTCGGGGCGGGAGTCTGGCCGAAATACACCTGCGCGGCCAAGTACTCGGGCGCATTGGTCGAGAACCCGTCCGACGCCATCGCGGTGGTTGAGGTGTACAGCCTCAAGCGAGAGTTGGCGCCGACCGAGGGTACCGCCGTGCTCGGCCCGACGATGAGGGCTTGGTTGAAGCTGGGCCCCGGCGCGGCGGCAGGGGAGACCGACACCGCCACGTTTAGGACGGTCGAAAGCGGGAGAGACGTCGTAGGCATTGCGTTAGGCTCCTTCTCTTTACGGGGTGCCGATATGGACCGCCGTCGATAAACCGGTATCGGTCAAGACCGTCACGTCCACCCCGGCCGCGGTATCCGCGGTGATCGATTCGGTGACCAGTTCGTTGAACTTCAGATCGAAATCGCAGCGCTTCCACCACTGCCCCTGGAACTGCTCGGGCGCATATACCGGCTGCTGCCATTCCGGCACGATGTAGAGATTCTTATTCGCCAGTACGGCGCTTACCCAATCGAGCGCGATCGCCGAAAGGATCAGCCCGGCTCGGGCGACGCAGTTCGGCCCGTAGAGGGTGCATCGCAGGTGCCAGACGGCCGTGTGACCCATCTGACGAAGGACAGACGTGGCGTTGTTCGGCGCATACACTGCGTCGCGGACTCGCGCGAATTCATCGTCGGTCGCGAGCGAGGCCGCAAGGCAGCAGACGTCCTCGTTGATGCCAAAGGCTGGCTGGCCCTCCTGCTGCCAGGAGACGCGGACCGCGGAATAGGCCCCGGTGGGATTGGCGACCGTGTCGAATCCCAGAATCTGGGCCACCAGCGGCTGAAAGATCAGATGGACGTCATCCGGTGTCTGTGCCGACGATGTGAGCGTCTGGCCGTCGGGGAAAGTCGTTGAAGGCATCGTATCAGTCCCCCGGCTGTCGAACGAGGATCGCAGACCAAAAGCCGTTGTCCACCCACGGCGCGACGGACTGGACTTTGTACGTCTCGCCCTGCCATTGGATCTTGTCGCTGATGCCGGCCTGCTGGCCCGCATGCGTCGGATAGATCCGCTGCGCCGAGATGAACTGCAGCGACCCGCCGACGCGGTCGCCCTCGGGAACCTGCGAGAGGGCCTGATCGTCGGCTGGCATGATGATCCCGCACGCCGCGACGGACACGCTCTGTTCCTTCCAACCGCCGAGCCCAAAGGAGCCCATTGACCGGATCACGACAACGTCCTGCGATAGGTCGGGATCGTTGACGATTTCCGAAAGGTCGAGCGGCATTTACGGGTTCACCCGAACTACAAACGTGATCGCTCGGCGCATTGAGGCCGTGTCGATCAAGGGTTTGTCGCTACCCTTCCGCTTGATCGTGGAAGGCGCGTTCGGAGCCCATCCATTCCTTGGATCTACAAACCACCGACGGGCTGCGTTCGATGCTGCCGTGCCTGCGCGCTGAAGATTCACCTCGGCCTGCGCCGGCCGCTGGTCCATTACGTTTTTCGCCGCCTCGGCGAGATGCGGCGTGATCACTTTGACGCTCGCCTCGATCGCTGGTTCGAGCACCGGGCGCGCGGGAATGTTTCGCAGTTGCGATCCGTGCGAATGGATGAACAGCAGCTCGGCGTTGTTGACCGGCTGGCCGCGCCGCTGCGCTTTTGGCGCCGGGATGCCGACGAGCACGTCGCTGGCCTGGAGGCGCTTCAGATCCTCCGCGATATGCGCGAGGCCTGGACCGGATTTTGCCACGGTGACGGGAGATGCCATATCAGTAAATCCAGATCGGCCCAGAGCCCACGACCTTCGCCATCGACGCCAATTGCTCGCCGTAGGACGTCTGCGTCCACGAGCCCCACGCTTCGAGCCCTGGCGTGACCTGCAGGCCTTGACTCACCCCGCCAGCACTCTTCGAAACAGTAATACCGCGCGCGAGTCCAGCGGCTGCAGCCTTGCCTGGTGTCGAGTACGTGTCGCCATCCGACCGGAGCCATAACGTCACGAAGTGCGCAACGTAGAGGCCCATTGCGATCTGCCATGCGTCGCCCCACCGCGGCTGAAGGAGCGAGGCGGATGCGAGAGCGATGTAGGCATTGACGACGGCGAGCGGCACGAGGGGATTCGCAAATATCTCGAGTTTCGCGCCTGCCGCTGTGGCCGTCGCTCCCAGGGAGAGAGTGAATTGCGTGCCGGAATCCACGGATTGAATCGTGGCTCCGGCTGCAATCCCCGGACGGGCCGCGAGCAGCATTCCCGCGGCGAGCCCGGTTGTGTTCGTGTTGGCGACGATGGCAGAGCCTGAAGTCAGGTCTCCGTTCACCGTCACAAGCGCGCCCCCGAACTTGGGGTAGAAGGAGAAGAAATCGAGCAGCCCGTACGGAGGGTTTGTACCGACGACGAGCCCCGACGCCAGCCCGGCAAAACTGCCCAGCGCGCCGAGGTCCCACTCGTAGCGACTGCACAGTTGGTCGTAGAAGAGGTCGAGGCTCGGTTCGGACATAGCGGTCTACTTCTGTTTCTTCGCCTTGTCGGACGCCGGGCCAGACTTGTCGTCGGGCGGCGCGGGAGGCTGCCCATTCGAGTCGCCGTTCGCCGAATCCTCGGACGCTGCCAGATCGGCGGGCGCGGGCGGCGCGACCTCGATCTTCTTCAGCGATCCGTCTCCGCACACCATAGCGAAGTACGGATCGTCGGCGACATCGTCCGGGATGAGCTGCGGGTTGGGGGAGGGGTGGACGATCACGTCGTCCTTCCCCTCGCGCACGAAACGGAAGGTGCGAGCTGAGAGTACGTGCATCGCCGCTCCTTACAGCCCGTCCCAGTAGTTGATGGTCTGCGGCCGGTTGACCTTCACCACGCCCGTGTTGGCCACGTACGTGATGAGGAATGCGCCAGCCTGCACCGACAGCGGGCCGCCCTGCCGCTGAATGTTCTGCAGGATGGTGAAGCTCAGGCAGTCCTCATCGAAGCGGTATGCGACGAGCCGCTTCGTGTTGCTGGCGCCCGCAGTCTCCAGCCAGACCGGCAACGGGAAGATGTCGATGTCGATACCGAACGTCTTCGCAAAGCCATTGGCTTTGATGTACTCGGCGACGCTCATCGCGACGCCGGTATTGCTGCCGCCTGTGCTGACGACCATGGGCTGCGTGAGCTTCGACCATTGCGAGCCCGGCACGAGGTAGCGATTGGGGATGGCGAGCGGAGATCCGCCGCCAGCGGTCCAAGCGGTATAGGCGAAGGTGTTGAAGTCGTCGAAGATGTTCTGCGGCGTCTTGCTGGCCCACGTCGTTCCGCTGCTGGCTCCAGTCGCAGGCGCGGACTGGGCGGTCACCACCGGATTGTTGATCAGCCCGGCGTTGCCCAGAATGCCGCGGTAGACGCGGATATCCAGCGACTTCTGGAAGTCCACGCGAACAGCCTTGTCGAGCAGGTCCTGGGGCGAGCGGTTCGTCGCTGCCATCTTCAGCGATTCGATGAGCGGGATGCGGACGTTGACCTGGTAAGGCAAGGTCGGCCAGACATCCTGATCCGTGTTGTATTCCAGCACGCGGATGTCGTTCGAGTCCGTGCCGGTCGAGCCGTCCGCCGGACCGCGGAAGTCGACGTTGCGCGCGATCTCGTAGTCCATCCACCCGCCGCCGCTCGGCATCGGGATATCGCGGTAGTGAGTGTAGTTCTCGAGCGGCATGCGCAGGATCGGGTCGATCCGCGTCAGTTCCGACTGGAGAAAGACCTGGCCGGTGGCCGCTTGCGCGGCCGCGTCCAGAGCGATGCCCGCGCGAAGGCGGGCCAGATTCTGCAGGTATTCGCGATTCATGTCGTTTTCTGTCCTCCCTGTGCGCCGCCGTTAGGGCATGATGCGCTTTTTGATGGTGAGCTGGGCCGTTCCGTCGCCGCCCAAGACGCCGGTCTTGAACCGGAAATCATCGAGCGCAACGGTGCTTGCGAAATTGACCGCCACGCCGGACGCCGCGGTCGCGGTTGCATTCTGCGACATCGTAACCGTGGTGCCAGCGACGTTCGTCACGCAAGTGTTCGCCGGGATCCCGGCGCCGGTGATGATCTGGCCGGCCACGACGCCCGTCCCGGATGCGACCGTGATCGAATTGCTGCCGCTGGTCGTGCCCATGGTCGTGTTGACCGAGGCATCGGCCTGGGCTTCGATCCCGCCGACCACGCCCGCGGGAATCGAGGCATTCGCCGCGACGCGGGCGTAAACCACGCCGTCGGCGCTCGGAGTGCCGTTGTTCACCTGGACGTTGATCGTGCCTTGTGTCAGAACGTCCGCGATGGTTCCGGGAACGTAAGCGCCAGCGGGCGTGACGGTGCCCTGATTGCCCGCCATGGGGAACGTGGGGTTTGTCCGGGTGTTGGCCGCGGCGATGCCGATCGGGGTGCGATTCGAGCCGGTGCCGATCACCGTGGCGCCACCGTTGGCGATGACGTTGGCGATGAACTGCGCCAGGCTCGAGTACGAGTTGTCCGAGTTCAGGACGGCGAGTTCACCGAACGCGATGTTCTTGGTGTCCGTCGCCTTCACCTGCCGCGGCGTGCGCAGCGGGAAGTCCGACTGGGACACGGTGCCGACCGGCCCGAGATTCAGGCCGGTCACGGGAATGACTTTTGCGGGCATGGGCTTACTTGCCCCCTTTCTTGGCCTTGTTGGCCAGGTGGTCGTTGTAGCGACGGAGCCCTTCGGAGTGGCTCACGCCATTGAAGAACGAGGACGGATCGACGTCGTCCTGCTGATCCTGCACGCTGCTAGCGGTGCCCGCGAGATCGGCGTAGACCGAATCCTGGGCCGCCGCCGCTTTCTTCACCTCGCGCACGCGGATATTGAAGGCCTTCGTGATGGCCGCGTCCTTGGCGGCGACGACCTTCGGGCGGAGCACAGTCAGAGCCTCGGCGCTGTCCGCCGCGGCGATCTGCTTGGGCAGTTCCGTCTTGCCCTGCTCTTCGGTGGTCATCTCGAGGACGTTTGCATCGTCCGTGGCCGGGTCGATGACCTGCTCCTCGTCGGCGCCCTCTTTCTTCTTCCCCACGCCGAGGTGTTCGAAGATCGCATCGCAGGTTGCCTTCATGGCGTCCAGTGCGGTCTTGGTATCGCCGATGTGCTGCTTCAATTCGGGGTGGAGTTCGGCCTGTTGCGTAGTGGCCTCGCCTTCGTCCTGCGCCCGCTTGGCCACTTCTTCGAGTTCTTCCGGGGCGGCATCCGTCGCGGCCAGCCGCTTCAGAATCCGGCCCCAGAAATTTTCTTTCTTCATGAATTTCTCCTTCTCCGGATGCTTCCGGACTTCGTGAGTAACTGTCGCCGCGTCACGGATTGCTACTTCCGCGCCGGCGCGTCCTTTGGGAACCACGGCGACGTGATTCCCGCAGATCCTGGTCATGACGAGCGTCCCGTCTTCGAGCCGCTTCAGGTTGTACACGTACCCGCACGAAACTTCGCGCACGCCGCCGTCGATCTTGTCGTTCAGTGGTTGGCTCTTGACGAACAAGTCGGCGACCAGCGGTGTTTCGGCTGCCGCCTCTCCCTCCTCGATCGGGGATCCGACGCGGAGATTCTGCATGTGGCCGCGGCCATACTCGGCGTCGTTCTCGACCATGACGAGGGCGACGTCTTCTGGCGGATGCCCGTCAGTGACGCTCTTACCTTCGAATGAGGCAACGGTCTCCGGCGCCGTGACAACTTCCTTTGGGCGGAAGACCTTCACCACCGCGTCGTCATCGAGACTCCAGGCCGGATCGTAGTCCGGATGATCCTTCAGCTCGCGGCCGAGATATTCCTGGAATCCGGTGCGGCAGATCGGGACCGCGGTGTAGATCCGATAACCTTCGGGCGTCTCGAGCTGGTGCGGCTTGTCGGGCGCGATCCGCGACGCGTAGTAGGCGAGTTTGGCCATTTAGCGCTTCCTCATCTCCACGGGTGAATCTGCGTATCCAGCCACAAGCAGAACGCCGGCAGCATCACCAGCGCACCGAGGAGAATGCCCAGGATTGATCCAGCCCGTTTGCCGGCTTCCGCGCCATACTCCACCGGGCGCCAAACCTGCCACCATCTGCCGTAGCGCTTGTCTCTACGCGGCATTCGCCATCTCCTCGCCGAGCCAGTTCCGCCGGAAATCCACGAGCGACATCGACTCCATGCCGCCGATAAACTCTGGCGGGTACATCGTCAGGAACGCGGCGCGCGCGGCCGCTGCCGTCGGGAAGCCCAACAGGACCTTGTCTTCGTCCTCGCGCTTGTCGACGTCCGGCCCAAGGTCCGTCATGTCCACGATGAACACGCGCCTGGCTTCCAGATCCGGCCCCAGGATCACATCGATCTCGTCGCCGTCGCGGCCGGTCGTGTCCGGGATGTAGCCGTAGTCGAACTGCAGCACCCGCTCATAGGCGACGGTGCCGTCCTCGCGGCGAATGGTCCGGCGGGATCCCTTCAGGTGTTCGATCGCAACTGGGATGCCGGCGAAGTCGCGCGTCGCGATCGCGGCCGAGTCGCCGGCCGCTCCCTGCTCAACTTTGCCGAGATCAGCACTGCCTGGCTCGCCGAGGTCCAGGTCGCCGGGCCCCACTTCATCGTCCGCCGCGGCGATCATCTCGTCCGTGATGTTGCTGAACATGCCCGTCAGTTCCGACTGCTGCCGCAATTCCATAAGCGCCGTCTTCCTGCCGATGAGGCTCGCGGTAAAGGCGTCAAAAATCGGCTTGGTCGTCTTTTCCGCCAGTTCCGCCCGGTCCTTGTCGCTCATCGTTCGGATCGGCAGCCACTCGTAATCCATGTCATCGGGAATCTCGCCCCAGACGCTCGCCGCAATCACGCGATAGAGCTTTTCGAGCTGCGGGCCAACCTCCCGCTGGCGCTTCTGGTCCGCAGTGTCGTAGTAAACCTGCAGATCGCCTTCGCCACTCTGCCCGAGGCCTGTGATGGTCCGGCCGTACAGTCGCGAAACCGGGATCTCGCAGGCGCCGGCAACGTCCAGCATGAAGGTGTTGTAGATATCCGCGAGGCCCCCGAAACTGTACGAGCTCTGCTCGAGACTGCCATCCTTGCCCAACGCCAGCAGCCCCTGATTGTTCATCGAGTCGCTGATGGCCTGGAGGCGCGCCAAGAACATCTCGAGCGCCTTGGCGTTCAGGCCCAGCCCGGAGAGCGCCTGCGCGAGTTCCGGATCCTTCACCGCCATGATGTTCGCGCGGCTGATGAGACTGGCGATGCTCCAGCTGCTGTAATCGCGCTTCCGCAGTTCGTCGAAGACGAGCTCGAGCTCGCTCATGCCCCAATAGGTCTGTGCCTGCTTTTCGATCAACGGCAGGTCCCGGCCAACAAAACGCAAGATCCGCGAATGGTGGATCAGAGCTCCCCGGCCGTCGACACTCATATCGCAGCGGTAGAACTTCGGCAGGCCGAACTCTCCCGGGTTGCTGAGGTCCGTGATCAGCTCCGAATCCGCATAGACACCGTTCCATCGATCGAGCACGATCAGTCCGCGGTACTTGCCCGGCAGCACCTCGGCTGGATCGAGCGGCTCCGAGAGGTCCTTGACGCCGTCGATGCAGATGACGGCCACGGCGCCGCCGAACAGCCTGCCCCACTTCAGCGCTTCGAGCAGTTTTGCCTGCGTCGCCGTCACGCGGACCACGCGATTAAACTTGTCGAGCGCCTCCGGGCTGACCTGGCTCTTGATCCGAGGCAGGTGCTTGAGCATGTCCTCGGCGAGCACGTCGACGACCTTGCGACAGATCCAACTCCCGCGGTACAGCGACACCAGCAACTGGTAATTGTTGGTGTGCCGGATGAGCGGGTACTCGCCGCCGTCCGCCAGATTGTTCGCGCCGGCGCCGAGGCGCGCGCGGATGTTTGAGTAGCTCACGGGTTACTGTCTGTCACGAAGCTGGCGGTCCAGCCACCAGTCCGGTACTTCGAAGTCGCCGCGAATGCCGGCGAAGGATGCTGTGGCCATGTGGCCGCCGATGTTGCGCCATGAGAGAACGCGGACGCCCCGGAAGCGCTCCGGGATGGCGAAATGACACTTGATGAATCGCATAACTTCAGGCCGCGATTTTGACCCCGATCGCGCGGGTGAACTCGGCGCGGGTCATGCGCGTAATTCGTCCGGCGCGGTGCACCTTGGCGGGCCATCGGACCTCATCCATCGAAATCAGCGGGAGCGTGAGGCAGCGGCAGTTCGGGGCTTGGCCAGCATGGTAATGGCCGAGCGTGCTTGGCTCGCCGATCAGCTTCTCCGGCGCTGGCGGGTCGCTCCAGGAGACCAGAACGCCGTCCATCGCGCGATGAGACTGACGCACGCGCTGATCCTCGCTGGTTTGCCACTGGTAATGTGTGAGCCCGATATTCTCGGAACGCTCGCGGCTTAGATCTGTTTCGGCGCGGCTGAGTTCCGTTCGCGCAATCAGGCGGATCTTGCTCTCCGACAGGTGGCCAGCAAACCGCCGCAACTCCCGCTCGATCTCCGCCGGCCGCGCGCCCTCCTGATGGAGCACCCGGGCCCGTGACGTCACCCGCTCAGCGACTTCTCGTGGCAGCGAGCGAATCAACTCAGCGTTCCGGGCGGCGATCCGCTCCAACTCTGCGGCGAAGCCGTGCCGCTCGATCTCCGCCTGCAACGCTCGGTAGATCTCCCGCCCGCGCATGGTTTTGTGTGCAGCCAAACGCCACGTCCGCTCGTTCGCTTTAGCGGCCTGCGCAACCATGCCCCGGGCGACCTGGCGGGCAGCGCGCTGGAACTCCGGATCATTGGCCAGTTCGGGATTCCGAATCATCTCCCAGAGGCGGCCGGAGAACAGCTCGTACATACGCCGGTGGTAGAGGCGCGCGAGGCGTTCGAACGTGGGAAAGGCCATCTTACGCCGCCAGTCTCCAGTCGTTCACCCGCGTGCTGACGTGGTATCGCAACGCATCACAGGCGTGATCACCTTTTTTGATCGGCTGCTCCGTCCCTTTGTCGGACTTCTTTTCGTCCCAAGCGTAGGTCTGCATTTCGCGTCCGAGGTTCACACAGCGGCGATGGATGCGGATCTTGCGCCTAGCCAGCATCCCGGAAACCTTGCGAATGCCTTCCAAGACTTCGTTCTCCGCGTCGGCAACATACAGGCCTCGGCTGACCAGTTCCGCGCGGAAACTGGCCGCGCTCGGATCGATGATGACCCCTGGCCGCTGGCGAGGATCCGCCCCCATAAACGCGATCAGATCGTCCGCATACTCCGCGTTCGTCTTTTGGCGCCCTTCTTTGCGGCTGTCCCAGTAGAGTTCCTTTTCGACCCACAGCGTGTCGCCGTCGTCGTAGATGTCGAGCGCCGCGAACGCGTTGACCGTTCCGACGTCGATTGCAATCCACCGCTCGGCATATCCACCCGAGCCCAGCAGGCCGACCGGGCGCGTCTCATCGTCGTAGAACGTCTCATCTGCAAGAGAGTCGCGATAGATGGCACCTTCCGCCAAACACCACTCGCCCAGGATGTACCAGCGGTAGAACACGCCGGTGTACATGCGCCGGAACGATTCCTTGGTCCGCTCGTCGAGGTTCGGGTTGTCGTCGAGAGTGAAGTGCTCACTCCAGAGCTCGCCTTTGTTGCGAAGCTCCTGCCGGTCCAGGTAATCCGTCTTGAGGTAGTGGTATGGATTCCCCGGGTTGGTCGTACCGTACATCTTCGACCCCGGCAGCGAAAGCCGGCTCAGGGCCATATCGAAGAAACTGCGCGGGTACACTGTCAACTCGTCACCGATCCACACGCCCACCGTGGCGCCGCGAATAAACTTCCAGGACCCCTCATCCTTTGCGCCGCATACCAGGAAAGGCCGGCCGCACAGGATCAACTCGCCGGACTGCTGGTTGTACCGATAGCGCTTCTGGCCGACGATGCTGAAAATATCGTTCAGCATGTTCGTCTTGGCGGTTGTTTTCGAAACGGCCGTGATCAGCCCTATCCCGCCCGGCCAACTCCAGTCCGGATACGCCCCGCTCAGCATCGAGACGAGCTTCGCATTGAGGCCCCAGGTCTTCGCGCTGCGCACCGCACCTTCGAGGATGTTGATCTTTGCGTCGTTCGCCGGCGAACGTCGAATGAACCTGGCGTTCTTGATGCCGAATGGCCGAATCATGTGTGCGGGCTATTGCGGATCGCGTCGGCGAGCTGCTTCAGCATCTCGTCATCCTTGGCATCATCTGGCGGCGCCGGCCGGTCTCCATATCGCCTCGGCGCCAGCTTCGACAGGTACCATTTGCGCGTTTCGACCTGGAGCTTGGAGCGCTCGACCATATCACCGGTCGTGGCCTCCATCTCGTAGACAACCTCGGCCTTCGCCTGGTCACAAATCGGATCTTTGGTGTCGGCGTGAATCCAGCCGCCCTGCCACTTTAAAGTGCGGTCGCACTTCGAACAGTGCCGCTCCTTCGTGGCTGTCCGCTTGACCTTCTCCCCGATTCGCTCTGCGTCGGAAATCTCGATGGTCCGATCGGCCATCGAGTCGAGTCCAATGTCTCGCGCGCGGGTGTATTTCGCGTAAAAGCCGTTGACGTCCTTAAGTGCCCAACCGCGAACGGTGGATTCCTTGGGGAAGTTCTCGTCCCGGCAGATCGAAAGTAAAGTCTCGCCGGCCGCAAGCCGCTCACAGATTCGTTCAGCGAGCGCCTTCGTGTATTTCGTTGGTCTCCCACGGTTCGCCACATCGACTCAACCGGTCACGCTCTTGCCATGCCCCGCAGCCCGCAGCGGCGGCCTCAGCGGACCACCGCGCTGTTGCGGAGAAGGAGCGCCCCCGGCTGGAAGGAGGAACCAGTTCGCGGGGACATGCGCCGGGTGAGTGCCGGCTTGCTCCAGGCGTTCGGCGCGATCGCGCGCCAGGTGCCGAGCTCCAGATTGGATCGGTTTGGCCACTAGGTTTTACGCTGTGACTTTATCGCGCGTCGGGCGATCAGCCTGCGGCGCATGGACCTCTCGCCGCGCTACGCTGGCGAGGCGGTTTCTTATATCGCTCGCTCCGCTTACGCTGGCTCGCTCGATTGTAGAAACGGGATGGCGACTTGTCAAATCTCGCTTCATGCGCGACACCGAACCGCCGATGAAGCGACCTGGTCCGGATTGAAGCGCCGCGGGTTGAAACCGTCGTCGGCGCCCCAACGCTCGAAGTGGCCATCGGGATTGATGCGCTTCAGCGTGGTGAGCGGGCCCGTTGGGAAGCTGTCTTCGTAGGTGGCCATGACTGAGTTCGGGCCAATACCGCGGGCGGTGTCCGGGTCAGCCGGCACAGCGGTGACTTCGATACGCAGAATCGTGCCGCGCTTGCGGACGAGCTTGACGTTCGTCGCATCGGAATAGCGCCGGAGCGTGCCTGCATCGCGGACGAAGCCGAGATGGCGTTCGCCTTGGAAAATCGGGATTCGCATGGGGGCAGTTCGGGTGTACTTACTACGGCGCAGCATCGGGATCGACGCGTTGCCCTGAGGATTTTTGCGACCGCCCCGCCGGTCGGTTCTGCACAAACGTTCCCACGACATCGCGCAATTCGTCAAGAGCCCAAATCCTCCGAAAGCTCGATCAGCGCGACCTTGCCCGTGTCCCGTGCGGATGCGAAAGCGATTGCCTCTGAAGCACTTGCGGTCATGCAGACGCGCTTGCCATCGGTCACAAAAAAACCGCACGCAAAATCGACATTTTGTTTTAGATCGTTCCGTAGGATCTTTCGAATTTGGCTCAACGTGAAGCCCTTCGAGAGCAACGCCACGATGAGGCGGACGCGCCGGATATCCGCGGCCGAATACTTCCGGACATGGCCATATCCGCCTCCCGGGCCTTCGACGCGCGCTGGCACGACAAGACCCTGCTCGTCCCAGAACTGGAGCTGGCGGAGAGACACGCCGCACAGCCTCGCGACCGCCGCGGTATTCATTGGGACACCCCGGCATATACTGCGCGCAGGTCCAATGTCTGTGTCAGCGCGGCCTGTTTGCTCCGGACGATCCCAACCCATCCGGAGCCTTCGCATGCGAGGCAGTCTCCCTGGGGTGTTCGCATGAAGGAGACACAGGCGCACAGCTCGACCCCGATGCCGCAATGCCGACACGCACGTCCGTTTCGAAGCTGACGGCCAGGCCGGTGCCAGCAGTAGGCGTAGTTCATGGCCTGTCTCCCGCGGCGCGCCGCTGCCAGTCCGCATCCGCCGGATGCTCGTGACCGGCCCGCGGCATCTCCCGAGATTGCGGCTCCGGCGAGTCGATCTTGCGGGTCTTGGTCAGTTCAGCCCAGGCCGCGGCATCCCGAGCCTTCAGAGCTTCACCGCGCGCACATCCGCAGCGACCGACGCTCGAGTATTTCGGCCCGTCGACGATCACGCGATCGCCAGGCGGGCATGATGCGCACCGGTCCGGCAGGGGTTCCGCCTGCTTCTCGCGCGTCTCGGCCGCGCAGCGCGCGATCTCCGCGGTGATATTGCGTGGGTTTTTGGCGCTGTCGAGTAGGCGGGTCATCGTGCGCTCTGCGTGCGCCCCATCGCGGCAGTGCCGTTGGAGGCAGTCGAGGATCTCGGTCATGCCATCATCCGCCTGGGGCACGAGGACGGGGCTGGACTGCAGGCGTTTCGCCTGTTTCCGTGCGATATCTCGGGTTAGTTTGCTCATGCTCGATCCCACCGTTCAGCTTGCAATTCCTGCTTGGTTTTCGCCGCGGCTGATGTGGGCGAATCTCGGGATTTGGCGGCCCGCCTGCCGTGCAGTGCCCAGGTCTGAATCACTGCGGGCACTGTGGTGAAGAACAGCGCGGCGGAGGTCTGATTCTTCGATTCGCTCCACGCCTGCTCGACCGCCGCCGCGTAGTCGGCGTCCGTGGGCTCGGGAATCTTCGGCTGCTCGACGGAAAGGTACGCCCGCGCCGCGGCCTCGACGACTCGGGTGACGATGGCCATGTCCGCAGTCGCGAAGCAGCGACGAACAGCGGCATCGGTCTGGGGGTAGTCGCTCAGCCGGGGCATCGGGACGACGCGAGGGGGTGCCGGTGCTGGCTCTGGCTCTGGCTTCTGGTTACTGGTTGCTGGCTCTGGCGGGCTAGTTTTGGGCCGGACAAATGCTAGTTTCCTGCTAGCAAGAAACCTCTTAAGTGTTTGATCTGCATGTTCATCCCAGTCGTGCACTATGAGTCTATGAACTGGGTCCCTATCGAGCCACTTGGACTCCACTAGGGCATCACTCAACCTGCACCCAGGGCTCACTCCCTTGGTACCTGTGGGTCTCTGCCATCCCACTGCCTTTGCGATGGCTTCATCGGAGTACTTGCCGATATCGCCCTGAGGGGCGAATTTTGCCGTGAAATGCCAGATCGTTTCCAGGATGCCAACCGCCTCAAATTTTTGGAGATTTAGAATTGCGCAAAGATGTAGCAATTTAGGGTGCTCGTGAGTTCCGCGTTTCATTGCCGTGCCCCCTTTCGGCTATTACAAGAGCTGCGTTCTTTTTTCATTTGGTCCCTTTGGTATGCAAAAGCTTCTCGCGGATTCTCACGACAGCATCTCCGGCAGTGGCCAATTCCACACTCCGACCTTGGCCAACGCTTTTGGCGTTATGCGTTGCGCAGCCATTTCTCGCGGGCGACAGTCAGATTCGCTTGCGCCTTGACCAGTGCGGTCTGAGTATCCGTCACCACGCCTTCGGCCGCTGCGAGCTTTCGTTTGGCAATCAATGAATGTAGGCCGTCCGGCACCCTCAGGCCGTGTTCGACGGCTGATTCGTAGAGGTTGTCCAAGTTTCCATCCCGGTCAGATTCGTAGCCGTTCACGATTTCCTGAAGCCGGGCGAGCACATCTTCTCTCGACGCGAATGGTTCGACCGAAGTCCATGTTCCGCTCCCGTCGTAATACTGATTCACCTTCCATTCGAGATCGCCGCCACTCTTCCCGAACAGGCACAGGAGTTTCGTCTCGCCGGAGTGGCGCCCGCGATCGTCAAAATCGGGGAACGCGCCCTTTACGGCTTCCACGATCTTCAGGCGGCCCCACGCCGGCTTCACGAGGTAGTGAGTGATGCGCGCGCTCATGAAGTCGTCGATTCTGGCGAGCGCCGGATGCAGTTTGCGGACGCGCGCCTCTGCCTCGGCCAGTTGCTGGATCTGCCGCTGGTGTCCGGCGATCCGTGTTCGGAGTTCCTCTTCTTTGCGTTCCAAGGCGAAAATCTCCGGGGCCTTCTTTTGCGTGGGTGGCTCGTCGAACACCTGCTCCACGATCTCGGGAGGTGCGAGGCACTCCTCGTCGTCATGCTTGTAATAGATCCGGCGTATGACAACGCCGGAAGCGATTCTTTCAACTACCTGCACTTCTTCACCGTCGATTAGGTAAGCCATCGTTTTATGTGTCCTCTCTCTTTGGTTCGGGTCGAGATTCATTCGAACAGCACCTCGCTGGCGCGCAACTCGCCGCGCCCATCGATCAGTTCCAGGGTTCGCAGCCTACTCAGCGCGTTGTTGAATCCGCCGCCGGTAGGCTCGTACTGGGTCGGCGTGCGGCGCGCGACATCTTCCTTCGACAGCACAGCGGGGAAGACCGCGCAGAGGACCTGGAGGACTTCTCGCTCCGCCTTGCCGAGCTCTCCCATCCAGTACCGCTGGAGATCTTCGCCGGTCGGCAGCGGCTGATACTCGCCGAGGGCGACGAACCCGGCATCTGTGATGCGCAGGGAATCGCCGCCGCCGCTGAGCCATCCCTTCGTGCGCAGTGCGGAAATCGCGTTGTTAAACCCGCCGCCGGAGTGCGCGTAGCCGGTCAGCACGGCGACCTGGACCTTGGTGCGGCCGTTCGGATATTGGGCGAGGACGGTAAGGATCCTCCGCTCCGCGCCGGGCATCTTTGTGCCCGGGCCGCGGCGTGAACTATTCTCGCCGGCATTCGGATTTGGTCCAGACTTCGGCACCCTGGCCACCTCAAACGTTGCGAATCGTAGATGCGAACCAGTAAGTCGGTTTCGCGCGCCGCGACTACTTTGAGGAGAGTCGCGCCGTTGCTGTAGACACATTCGTCCGGTGGGTAACTTCCTATGCGAATGCCGCGGCGTGCCAGCCATTCGGTCACGGCCGGATGGTAGGCCAGCTCGGGCAGGGCGACGTGATATTCCCACTGGTCCCGGTCGTTGATGCCTCCGCGGGGCGGGTTGAGGTCATGCGGCCATTGCAGCGGCGTGCCGGCCTCGGCGCAGTGGCGATCGCCCCAGCAATGATCCTGTTCCCATCGCAGGAGTGGTCGGTAGATGGTGTGGCAGGGTCCGTACTGCTCGTTCATCCCGGCGGTTTTCTGACCGCAGAATGGACAGGTCCGGATCTTGCCGAGGTGTAACCCATATCGAGGGCGCTTCTCCGCGAGAGATCCACTATGCGGCCAGTGCTCGTACGGGACCAGCGGCGGCAGGAGGACGCGCTCGACTGCGTTCAGGGCCTCAATCAGTTCGATACGACCGAGCGATTTCCCCGGGCGCTCCGGCTCCCAATCGCCGGCGGGTTCACACTTCTCCCAGTCGGTGGGAGTGAAGATGCCAAGGTCCCACTTGGGCCGCGGAGTGTGCCAGCGCTGGCCCGCGATGGTGGACTCCACGAAGCGCAGAGTTACTTTTCCTGTGTCGTTGCAGCGGCGGCAGTCTTCAAAGTGCCGATCATCTTCATCGTGCCAATTGACCCATTCGTATTGACCGGTTCCCTTGCAGGTCTTACAGGGCCGCTCGACGGCTACCAGGCGAAGACTGGCCGTGCCGAGCTTGATGGCAGCGGCGATGATCCGGCGCTTGAAGGCGTAGATGGTGTCTGTTGCCTCGTACATCTCGGAGCGCTCCTCATAAGGCAACCGGGCCCAGGAGTTGAGCTTAGCCATCGGCTCGATGAGTGAAAGGAGAAGCTCGCGCTTGTCGGTCATCGGGCGTCCTCCGGGATGCCAGACCCAATTGGCAGGCGAATCATGTTTTTCGGCCACGGGGCTGCGGCGTATGCCTCCCGATTCTCTAGGTATGCCGCCGCGTGAATCAGGGATGCCGCCGCCGCTTTGTGGTGCGAGTTGAAGGCGCGCTCGGAAAGATTGGTCAGAATCCAGCGCGCCTTTAGGTCGCCGCCCTCTTCCCACAAGATTCGCTGCGCGACCTCGCGCGGCATGTCGGCTGTTATTCGTCTCACTTGCTCCTCCAGAGAAATGGCTCGATTGCATAACTGAGATAGAGCGGGTGCCAAGGTTCGCCCGTCGATTCCGATACCTTTAGCGCATGGAGGTCGAAGTACGTCAGCAGCCGCAGAACATCGGCGTTGCGCCCGCGGTGGCCGCCATCCTTGCCCCATGCGCAGATCACCATCTCGGCGCCAGCTGCCGCTTCAAGAATCCAATCGTCGTTCTCGGGACCTACCGGCTCCTCGGCGGACAGCATCACTGCCGGATCGGTCGCGCGAAAGGCGAACAGGTTGGTGACCACCAGGCCAGCGAAACCCATCTTCCGTGCGCGGCGCTCGCAGTGCTCGACGGTCGGATCGTTCTGATACTCGTCTGCCGTCGAGGGGTTCAGCATCACGAAGTTGACCAGCGGACCTTCACTCCAGCGAATCGTGAGGGAGTAGCGATACTGCCGGTCGGCGGAGAAGATCGCCGCGCGCGTGCTGGGCTGAAAGAGGGTGAGGTTCACGCTACCTCCCTGGAGTCGTCTTCGATCGCGTCGAAGAGCGTTGGCATGCTCACCTTCTGTTCCGCGGCCCGGCAATACGCGACCGAATCACGCCAATATTGTGGGTTCAACTCGATGGAGTATCCGCGCCGGCCGGCCAGGATCGCGCAGTAGGCGACTGTCCCGAGTCCGCCGAATGGATCGAGCACCAGCTCGCCGGGATTCGAATAGCGCTCGATCAGCCGCTCCACGATGTCGATCTGGAACGGACAAACATGTTGCTCCCAGCCCTTTCGTCCTTGTTCGGCGTTCAGCGTCCGCATCCGAACGACGTCATCCCAGACATTAGCCGCACCCGGATTTGCGACCTCGAGCGCCATGAATTCCGACGGCAGGATGCCGCGCCTTTCAAGTTCGTGCGCCAGGCCGACGTGCTCTCTGAAGTCATAGACCTTTTCACGCGAGTACTTCAGCCACCAAGCCCGCACGGTATCGAGCGGGAGCGCGGCCATCTCATCAGGCGTCAGGAATCGGTTTCCGGAGCTGCGCCATAGGGCATGCGCATCGAACTGCCAGCGCGCTCGCGGATACTGTTCTTTGTCGTGCGTGACTGGGGTGTCGGCATAGGACTTCGCGCGGTTGGTCTGGAGCTTGCGGAAAAGCAAGATGTACTCGGACGATCCGCATCCCATTTTGGTGCCGTCCTTGGCATTCTCGGTCCAGCCCAGGCGATAAGTCTGAT